GACCGTGGCGTATCGCCACATCCAGAACGCTGTGAGGGAGGCCGCTGTAGCCAGCTCCCCGTTCCGCATCTCCTCGTCCGCACAGCACCGCTACTGGAGAGCCATGGAAGCGTGTGGACACGACCCGGTACTCGCACGCGAATGGGCCCACCGTGAGGGGTTGACCGGCCGAGAACTGCAGGACATGGCGGACTCCGGAGATGACATGGCTGCCGCCATCCTGGACCGCCGTATTGAACGCTGGGAGCGGGAAGGGCTAGATGTGGCACAGCAGCTAGACGACAAAACCGCACGTGGTCTGTCCTACGCACAGTTCGATGCCATCCACGAAGCCCTACATTATGTGTCCGTGGATACCCCGGTGTCGGAACTGTGTGACGAGAGCGCCACGCAGACCATCGGGGACACGGCGGAGTGCCACCGCTCGGCCGCTGCACTAGCCAGTGTGGAAACTCGGGACCTCGTGCATCGTCTGCTCGATCACGTGTCCCCCCGGGAGCGTGAGGCACTGGTACACCTGACCGGACTGGGCGGTCCGGAACTCAGTGTCGCCGAGACCGCGCACATCATGGGAATCGATCCCGGACGTGTACGTTCCCTCAAGGCCGCTGCGCTGAGAAAGCTGAGGCGGGTAGTAGTCGAGCTGGCAGCCGCGTAAACACCCACAAATTCCCGGTTCTCCCGCGCGCTACCGGAGACCAGGACCTGTAACCCCAATAGGTACGCACACACGAAGGGAGACTTCTATGGAGGCGTACGCACTCCCACGTGGCTACAAGGCAGTGGTGTACTCACACCGCGACGGATACGAGGTCGTTCTCTACAACGAAGAAAACGACGTTGTATCAACGACCCACCACACTCGCGTAGCGTTCCGGGAACTGCGGGACGCAATGGAAACACGCCACCGCACCACCGTGGCACGTGGGCGGTTGCGCATCCCGCTGTAGGTCTACGAATTGGAGCGCGCGTTACCGGTTGCTCGATGAGCGCGAGTGGTGTACTGTGGAGGTGTACCGCGAAGCGAGTCGCCACGCAGTAGCGTGAATGACTCACGGAACTGTGGACGAAGGAGAAGACATGTACAAATGGGAATGGAAGTTGTGGGAGGTTCGCCGCGAAGAACACCCGGACCGCACCATCCTCACCCTGTACCGCGGTGAAGAGCCCGTAGACTCCGTGACCACCTACGCGCGGTACACCACGATGTGTGAACCGATGCGGACTGCGCGCCTCATTGAACCGGACGTGGCGGCGCGACTGGTGGAAAAGCACCTTGGGGAAGGCTACAACGTCGTTTGGAAGGGCCGTTCTTGGGAGGTCGTTCCGTAACCACTACGGGCCGCTAACGCCCAGCGGCTCTGCACACCGCGCATAAACCTGATCCCGGGACTCTCTGGTACTCCACCGGAGAGTCCCTCCTCTTTGCTCCAACTGGCTATGTCTACACGGTAGGGAGAACACATGTCAGACGAGCCCACACTGTGGCGGGACGATGACGGGGAACTGTGGGTTGAGGATCCACCGGGTTATCTGCGGCGTTACCAACGAGGCACTACCAGCGTCGCTATCGAGCGTGAACGGGTAGAGGCTGCACTCGGCCCCCTAACGCACGTAGACCCACGACCCCACATCAACAGCCTGCTGCACTGGCTGAACGACCGCATGGACACAGAGAAGCCATGTCTTGACTGACACTGCCCCGGGGAGAGCCCCGGGGATTTTTCTCCAATGGCTTGCGCAGTACTGAGCAATGGGGTATAGTAGAAGTGTCAGTCAGACAGAAAGGAGATAAACAAATGCCCGTCTTCCTCCCCGCCTTCGCCGCTGGTGTCATCATCGCCCTGCTCCGCGTTTCTCCCACTGCCGCGCTGGGACTGACCGCAGCCCCGGAGAACCCCGCTGCTGCCACCCGTACCCTGCTGCAGCAGCTGATTACCACCCTCACTCAGGACATGCTGGCTGCTGAGGAGTCCGGGGACGCTACCGCTAAGGAGCGTGCGGAAGTGTGGCGTAGCCACGTCATCAACATCTGCGCGGACGCCATGCGCGACGAAGACTACGCCGCTCAGATGTGGGCGGAGATGGAGAAAGCCGCCAAGCTGTTCTAGCGGCACTTGAGGAAGTGCCGGGGAACAAATTCTCCGGCACTTCCCTCACAACACTTGCTCAGCACTGCTCAATCATGCTAATGTGGAAACCACAACGAAACCCCTGGAGGTTCCAATGACCAGAATCGTCAACCTCACCCCGCACCCCGTCACGCTCGTCACCGCGAACGGGGACGAGGTGGTAATCCAGCCGGAGGCGACCCCGGTTCGGCTCCCCGCCGAGACCTACCCGGACGGGGAGATCAACGGAATCCCCGTGGTCCGGGAGGCGTTGGGAGACGCGGACGACGTTCTCCCCTCCCCTCAGCCCGGTGTGGTTTATGTGGTCGCTCGCCCCGTGGCGGAGCGCGCCAGTCACCGGACTGACCTGGTCGTCCCCACTAACGTGGAGCGGGTCAACGGGAAGCCTGTGCGGGCCCGCGCCCTCGCGCGGGTAATGGCAGCCTCCCCGCGCACCACGGCCGCTGATATGTTCATCCGAGTCGCAGAAACGGCGATCACCGAAGACCGGGATCGTCGGGGAGCCTCGGAGCTGTTGGAGGCCGCCGCCGAGGTTCGCCGAGGCAGCGTGAACGCGTTCCGGGATGGGGTGCGGAAGCTCACCGTCCTGGAACAGATGCAGTTCATCTCCGCTCGGCTCCGGGCGGAGACCCGGGCCGCGCTCTCGGCCCTGAAGGGGCTGGAGTCCGCCTACAAGGCGGACGTGCAGGCCAACCCCCCGTCCTGCCGCCCGTGCGGCGGATATGGGGAACTCCCGGTGGACGATGCCACCCCGCCGATCGCGTGCGGTGAGTGCGGTGGCACCGGCCGGGAACAGGTCGCCTAGCCAGCGGTTTCCGCTAGTCGAGTAGAACCGGTGCGGCCCCAGCGGCCGCACCACCCAACCACAACCACAACTCAGAACGGAGACTCGGGCATGTCGGCTACCCGGTCACCGAGGCCGAGTGACCGTGTCGACACCGACCACCGTCTAGCACCATAACCACATACCGCACGAGCCCCGGTGCTACCCAGTACCGGGGCTCTCTGTGTGTCTGGACATAAAAGAACCCCGGGGCACCAACCCCGGGGCTGGTCATAGTCCACTCATCCACGCACACACTCAGGAGACAATGACCGCATCCACTCTACCACGTCCGCGACGCATTTCCTCCACGACAAACACGGCCCCACCGGCACACGCATGTGTTCACAGCATGCTCATACTACATACACATGCGCACACCGACGCTGAACAGCGCATACACCGCACATGCCCACAAAAAAGAAGGCCCCGGACACTACACCCGGGGCCCTTGATCCCTCCTACTCGTCCAAGGTTTTCCCAGCCTCACGTGCCCACTGCCTGAGCGTCCCCATCCGCCACACCGGGGAACGCCCGAACACCCGGTCCGGCTTTGGGAGACGACCTCGATACCGCTGCTGGCGGATGGTGGCGTACTGAACCCCCAGCATCTGTGCCAGCTCCTGCATGTCCACGTACTCGTCATCGGATCGAGAAATCATGGCACCAGTGTAGACAACAAAGCGACAACCGGGTATGCTGTAGGCATCAGGTCGACAGAAACCGCATCAACCACTACTGCGGTACCAACTAGAAAGGAGCACCACCATGGCGAAGGCAACCATCATCAAGGTGGAAACCCCCGGTGAGCTCTACTGCCACATCCAGGGCCACCAGCCACAGCCCTGCTACATCGAGGTAGACCTTGAGAGGGGCACCATCTCCGCCACCTACGACCCGGAAATCGGGGGAGCTATCCCCAAGTCGGTTTGGGCCGGATACGTCCGCCGTTTCCGGATCCCCCCGCTCACCGCGGACGTGGCCAACGCCACCATGGAGAAGATCAAGCCGCTGGTGGAAACCATGCTGGACCACTGGGACGAGGAATGGGATGGTAACGACTGGCGCGCTTACCTCCTGCCTGAAGGTTTCCGCGCTCAGGAAAAGATCTCGGAGCTGGTGGAAGACCCCGGCCGGTGGTTCCCGGAAGACGAAGTCTTCCCCCTCGACGAGGACGACTGGTTCCCCTACGTTCGGGACGAGGTGGACACCGACACCACCGATGAACAGCTGGAAGAGCTGGCACGTAGGACCGTGGTAGACCTCGAGAAGGGCGTTCCCAGCGGTGTGCTGCCAGACGAGGCCTACGAAGACATCCTGGAACGCCTGACGAGCTACCGGGATGAGCTCCGGGAAGAGCTCCAGGAAGACGACTCCGAGTAGACAACGCCCCCACACTCCAGTACAGTAGGGCACGTGCTCCCGCAACTGCGGGTATCAGGATCCAAACATCCTGCTCCCCACGCATGTGGGGATGGTCCCGGCCTGGATTTACTCTAGACGGACCTCAAAACCTGCTCCCCACGCATGTGGGGATGGTCCCGCACCAATCAGCGGACCAAGACCCGTTCACCAACCAACGGCGAACGGGTCTTTTTTCATGCCCAAACACGAACACTCCACAAGGTCGCTATACTCCTACGCACATCAGCACACACTTGGAGGCGTTCGTGTTCCCCCACTCCCAACTACTCCCACCACCAAAAACGGTGGACCTGTACGTGAGGAAATCCCGGGTTCTCTCCGAAGGCGACCGCCTACGCGAAGTCTCCATCCGGGAACAGGAGGAAATCGGCCGGCACTGGGCAGCACAGGTAGGCAGCCAAGTACGGCACGTGTGGCGAGAATTAGGCTCCGCATACGCGGACCGGGAACGGCCGGTGTTCCGAAAGGCACTTGCCGCACTACAACGCGGAGAAGTCGAGGCACTGTGGGTTTTCAGGCTGGACCGCCTTACTCGTCGAGGCGCAGAAGACGTACTCCCCATGCTGGGCAAGCACCGGGTCATCTTCTACTGGGACCGCTACGACACGCTGGACGAGCATGACCGTCGCCACATCATCGATGAGGCGGAGCGTGCTCGACAGTACAGCGTTGACCTATCCCACAGAATCCACATCAGCAAGGCCCGGCAACGCCGAGACGGAGAATGGATCGGGGGAAGCGTGCCGTGGGGACTCCTCTTAGATCCGAAAACACGGAAGGTACGTCCCGACTACACCACACCGACCGAAGACGGTCGAACGCGTGCCCAGGTCCTGCGTTGGGGAGCGGAACAGATTCTCGGCGGACGCTCAGCGCGTAGCGTGGTTGCTGAACAGAACGAACTCGGCATCCGCGGCCCCAGTGGAGGCATCTGGTACGTCACGACCTACATCAGCCTGATCACCAACCCCGCAATCGCAGGGCTGCAGGTAGCGGGCCGCGCAAACAACGGCAAATCCCACCTGGTAGAACCTTACCGTGACGAGGAAGGTCGACTCGTCAGCATCGGGGAAGGTGTGCTCACGCCGGACGAGCGAGAGCAGCTCCTCGAAAGGCTCACAAAGAACATCACCACGTTTTCTACACGTCGCCGCATCGTACGCCCCACTGCGAGACACAGAAAACACATCCTGACCGGGATCGCGGTGTGTGGCACATGCGGACGCTCCGCACCAGCATCCGGTGTGCAACAGGTGTGCGCATCCGTCACGTCCGCGATAGCCACATGTCCCGCACCAGCGCGGATCACCAGAGAACGCGCAGAGCAGCTCGTGATCGCCGAGTGGCTCAACCGAATAACCGCGCTTGAACCCACGGACATGCTCGCACTGATCATCGCTGAGCGGTGGACAGCTCGACAACAACCAAGCGAGTCCGAAGAAATCGCGGCGAAGCGCGCACGGATCCAAGAAATCGAGACCGTACGTCAAAGACTCCACGACGCGTTCAGGGCAGGAGCCTACGAGGACGCTCCGGAGCTGTTCGTCTCGGAGATGCGGTCACTGTCCGCGGAACTCCGAGAGCTGCAGGCCGCTATCGCGCGGTCACAAGCAACGTTGGACTTGGGGTTCGTGGACGATCCGGAAACGCTGGCAGATGCGATGCGGGACGCAGTGGAACGCGGACAGCGAGCGCTGGTGCGGGACCTACTCCACCTCGCGATCAACAGGGTCATCATCTACCCGGTAAGACTCGGACAGCCACGCACCGTTGGTCCGCACCGACTGCGGATCGAATGGGCAGACGCTGGGGAGAGCGCGGAGAGTGAGGGAGCGGTCTACGCGGAGTAGAGGAGATGGGGTGAGTGATGACGAATGACGATTTAAACATTAGTTTTATATTGCTCTATATACATACATATAGAACAATCTAAAACTACGAAAAAACTCGTCACTCGTCACCCTCTAGGAGAGCGCGCACCGGGACCTGTAACACTATGTAGCGGAGTACAGTGCCCTGGGGCAGACCGGGAGCTGTACTCCGCGTTTTGCGGTGACCGTCTAAGGAGGGCCGCGTAGGGAAACGCCATCCCCGATATGGATCCCCCTATAGGGATCCCCGCGTAGGAAAGGGATCCCCCATATAAGATCCCCCAGCCCTCCATTCATGTGGAGGGGTGTATGTGGAGTACAAGCAACCGCGGCGACCGTCTGCCGCGAAACTGGAGACGCATTCGCGTTACCGTTCTTGAGCGCGCTGGGTATCGCTGCGAGTGGATCAGGGTCGATACTGGTACGCGGTGTACTGAGGTAGCGACAGAAGTAGACCACATCATTGCAGGCGATGACCACTCGCTGAACAACCTGCAGGCACTGTGTCGCTACCACCACGCGAAGAAGAGCTCACGTGAAGGTGCTGCAGCAGCAGCGAGGACACGTCGTCGCCGCGTTCGTGAGGCAGAGCAACACCCATTTTGGTGTTACAAAAAAGTGACCTAGGGGGTACCCCCGGACCCGGGAGGAGCGGAGAGCGCGTGCGGATAGCACTTTTTTCTCCGTGTACGGGTCTGGTAAAACGCTTTAGCGCTCTGACCTGCGCAAACGCGCCCTCTACGCGCGCGTGCGCGTGCGCGCGGGGCCGCGAACACGGGTTCGGTCAGGTGTGGCAGGGAGGGATATCGCATGGCTGGTATGGGACCACCTCCTAACCCTAATCGTAGACGACGCAACCCGGATCCCTTCACTGGGGTCCGGCGTAGACAGTGTGTGAGTTGTGGTTCTCTGCGGGATGCGGACGGCCGTGCGTGCCCCTCGTGCGGTGCTCCGGACAGTTCCCAGCCTACCGCGGACTCTGTTCGTGGCGCTCCGCTGGGGACTTCCGCGAGAGAAATTCCCGAACTGCCCAATCCCAAGCGCTGGCTGTCCGCGACCCGGGAGTGGTGGACCGCGTGGTGCCACTCCGCTCAGGTGGCGCACTTCGAACCTTCTGACTGGGAGGTGCTGAAGAGCCTGCTGCCGCTGGTGGATGCCATGCATCGGGAAAAGGACGCGATGCGGAAAGCTCGGATTTTTGAGATCGTGTTCCGCGCGGAGCGTGCATTGGGCGGTACCCACATGGAGCGCCTTCGGGGTCGCGTTGGGAGTGTGTCGGATGGTGGTGCGAGCGCTGCTGCCGCTGCCGCGAACTCTGGTCCGGAAGCATCTCCGGACAATGTTGCGGTGTTGGCCGAGTACCGGGAAATGCTGGCTCAGGAGGGCTGAGATGGTCGCCGAGCGGGTTTAGTCGCTGGCTAAGTGCCCACCGGTCAGCGTTCCCGGACGCGCGTGGACGATTGGGAGCGTTGATGGGCTCGTCTGGGGGACAGACCGGCAACCTGCCTCATGATCTTCCGGATTGTACGCTGGGCTGGGGGGTTTTGCTGTGGGCTACGCGCTACATTGTGCAGCCTGATGGGGAGCGTGCAGGGACACAGTGGCGGTTTACGCCAGAGCAGGTCAGGTTTGTGCTGTGGCTCTACGCCGTAGACGACCGCGGCAGATTTGTGTTTAACGGCGCAACACTTCGCCGTGCGAAAGGCTGGGGAAAATCCCCGCTTGCCGCACTTTTGTGTTTGGCGGAGTTTTTGGGTCCGGTGAGGTTTTCTCACTGGGCTCGTCAGGGTGAATTCTGCGCCACGTGCGTGGGTCCGCATTCGGGGGATGCGCTACATCCCATTGGGAAACGCGTCCATTCTCCGTGGGTTCAGATTGCGGCAACCAGCTATGCGCAGACCGCGAACACGTTTCAGATGATCCGCGGCATGGTGGTGGCGAGTCCCGCGGTGGCTGACTACGGGTTGGACGTGGGAAAAACCATGGTCCAGTTCGCATCGGGCCGACCTGGGAAGATTGAGCCCGTGACGTCTTCCAGCCAGTCGCTGGAAGGTGGTCGTCCGACTTTCGCGATTTTTGAGGAAACGCACCACTGGACTGAATCGTCTGGTGGTCACCATGTTGCCCGTACGGTGCGGAGAAACCTAGGCAAAATCGCTGGTGGCGGTGCCAGGGCGGTGGAGATCACCAACGCTCACGATCCTAGCCGCCACTCGGTGGCGCAGAGCACATACGAGATGTACCTAGCCATGCAGCAGCGTGCCGCTGAAGACCCGGGGTATCGCGTTCCCTATCTGTATGACTGCCGAGAAGCCCCAGCGGACGTGGACATTGCGGACGAGCAGGATTTGCGCCGCGCACTCCGCGTTGCGTACGGGGATTCGACGTGGGTTGATTTTGACCGGATTGTGGCCGAAGTTTACGATCCGCGGCAGCCTGTCGAGGAGGCGCGTCGCTTCTTCTTCAACCAAATCGTGGCCGCGTCGGATGCATGGGTCCGTCCGGACCAGGTGGATGCCATCGTTGAGGACCGGGAAATCCCGGACGGTGCGATGATCGCACTCGGGTTTGACGGTTCTAAAACGGTGGACGCTACCGCGCTTATCGCGTGTGACATTGAGACCGGTCACGTGTGGCCACTGGGTATTTGGGAACGCCCGGACTCTCCGGACGCTCAGGGATGGTCGGTGCCCACGGATGAGGTCACTGAGGCGGTGCGTGCCGCGTTCGAACGTTGGGACGTGGTCGCCTTTTTCGCCGACGTGGCGTATTGGCAATCGTACGTGGACACGTGGGCAGAACAGTACCGGGATCGGCTTGCTGTTCGCGCTTCCGCGAGACATTCTGTCGCGTTCGATATGCGTGGTCGACTCCGCGATTTCACGCGCGCTGCTGAGTCGACGAGGGCCGCGATCGAGGAACGTACGTTCACTATTGCCAACGACGTGCGACTAATCCGCCACATCAAGAACGCTCGGCGACGTCCGAACGCGTTCGGGGTAGGCCTTGGGAAAGAGTCGAGGGAGTCGGAACGAAAAGTCGATGCCGCGGTAGCCATGGTGTTGGCTCGTGAGGCACGTCGTATGGCGATTGAGCGTGGCCGTTTGTCTGAGCGGAACCGTGGCGATGATGAGCAGCCTGGAATTCTGTTCGGGTTTGGATAGTGAAAGGAGGCGGTCCAGTGACTGCGGAGGAGCGGTTGGCGCACGCGCTGCGATCTCGTGTGGACGAGGAACAAGCGCTGGACCGCGTGCGTAGGTATATGCGGGGTCTCCACGATCCCTCGTACATGCCGCGCTCCCACGAGGGTGAATTCTCGGGATTCCGCCAAGAAGCAATCGGGAATTGGCTTCCTTTGATCGTCACCACGGTGGCGCAAAACCTCTATGTCGAGGGTTACCGTGATGATGAGCATCCCGATAACCTCAACGTGTGGGAATATTGGGTGGCTAACGGGATGCTGTCACGCCAAATGCATGTGTACCGGTCCGCGTTGACGTATGGACACGGGTACGTGATGGTGTGGCCTGGCGATCCAGGTCCCGTGGCGCGCGTGTATTCCCCGCTGGCCATGTATGTGGTTCAGGAGGATCCGGATGCGGAATATCCGGACTATGCGATCCGTCGCTCGCGATCCCGAGTGAAAAACGAACTCGGACTTGTGGGCGATGTGTGGGACCTCGTGGACGCTGAGGGTGTGTGGTCATTCTGGGTTCCGTCCGGAGATTACGGGAACGTCCAGGAATACAGGCTGTTGGATTCTTGGACTCACCCGTTCGGTGTGTGTCCCGTGGTGGTTTTCCGCAATCAGTGGACTGATGATCCGGATGTGCGGATCGCGGAGCTCGGCGAGGTGTGGCCGCTTATCCCGCTGCAGGATCGCCTGAACGATACAACGTTGGGCTTGCTGATCGCTCAGCAGTATGCGGCGTTTAAGCAGAAATGGGCTACCGGTGTGGAGATTCCCCGCGATCCGGAAACCGGGCGGCCGATTGAGCCGTTCGAGGCCGCGGTGAACCGACTGTGGACTACCGCGTCTAAAGACGCAAGATTCGGTGAGTTCACGGAAACGGATTTGACGGGGTATCTTGCGTCGCAAGAATCTGCCATTAAACACATGGCGACTATTGCGCAAGTGCCGCCACACTATCTTCTCGGTGGGCTGGTCAACATTAGCGCGGAAGCGCTGGCAGCCGCGGAAGCGGGGCTGTCAAGAAAAGTCTCGGAAAGAAAGGCGGTTTTCGGAGAAGCATGGTCGCGTGTATTCCGTCTTTTGGCGTTTGCTGCAGGACAATTCGAGGATGCGGAGAACACCCGTGCTCGTGTTGTGTGGCGCGACACAGAAGCACGATCTCTCGCTGCTTCCGCGGATGCTCTCGGCAAACTGGCCACCATGTTGGGCATCCCTGCAGAGGCGTTGTGGGAACTGATCCCGGGTGTTACGCCGTTCCAGATTCGCAGGTGGAAACGGCTGAAACAGCGGGATATGGCTACGGATGTTGCGGAGGTTGCCGCGACGCTGCTCCGCGGTGACGAAACTTCGCTTCCTGTAGAGGCCTCCGGGGGTTCTCTGTCTGTCGAGGAGGGGGATCCTGGTGGCGGTGACTGAGGCTGGTGCGGTGCTCACTGAAGCGCATCGCACCGCTCAGTTAGGTATTCTGGAGAGCCTGCTCCGTTCATTTGAGGCGGAGTGGACTGACGAGGTTGCGTTTGATCCTGCAGCGTTCGCTTCATGGGTGGCGGAGCAGGCTCCTGAGGTAGCGTCCGCGTATCGGTTGTCCGCGGAAACAGCGCAAAGGTACTATGAGCGGTTTCGTGCGGCCGAGGGTGTGCAAGACCCGTTCACGTCCGTGATCCTGGATCAGCTGGATCCGTGGGCATGGAGCGAGTCGGTGACGCGTTGGGGTCCGGCGTATGTCACCGCGCTCGTGGAGGATGGGCTTGCTGAAGAGGCTGCTGCTCGGCGTTCACTTGTAGCGCTGAGTCTGGATGCTACGCGCACGTCCATGGCGGGTGGCCGTACCGCGTTGGCCGCGCTCATGCAGGCGGAGCCACGCCGAGTGAGGTGGGCAAGGATCGCGCGTGCGCGCTGTTGTGCGTTCTGCGCAATGTTGGCATCCCGCGGTCCCGTGTACTCGTCCGCGTGGGCTGCAGGGGCAGGGCGGCATTGGCACCGTGGTTGCAAGTGCACTGTTGAGCCGTATTTTGGCAGGGGTCGCTACCGGTTGCATCCAACGTCCCAGCAGTACGCGACAATGTGGGACAACCTTGAATATGCCAACCTGAACGCGTTTCGCCGTGAGTTGGAACAGCAGCGGCGTAAGGAAGACGAGGCAGGAGAAGGTGATGCATGATGTCTGAGGACACCACCACTACCAGGGAACCTACTCGGGATGCTAGCGGTGACGCGCCTGCTGAGGAGGTCCCTCAGAAGGAGGCCGCTCCGCGTCGTCCGGATCCCCGTGATGTGGAGATTGCCACGCTGAAACGGCGGCTGGCTGAGCTGCAGCAAAAGACGAGCGCGAACACGTCACCGGAGTCTCGCTCCGATGAGGACCGGAAGAATCCTGAGGAACAGGATGCCAAGGATCCGTTGCAGCAGGCGTTGCAACGGATCGCCGAGTTGGAAGAACGGTGGCATCAGGAGCGCATGACGGCTGTGCGTGCCCGAGTGGCCGAACAAACCGGGGTTCCGCTTGCCGTAGTGGAGCGGCTGAGCGGTGACAGTGAGGAAGAGTTGCGGGACGCTGCTGCCGCGGTCGCTGAGGCACTGGCCGAAAGGCAGAAACCCGCACTGGTGACTCGTCCGAAACCGGCACAGGGAGATGCGCCGGGACGTGGCGGTGTGGGCTCCAACCCGAGTCCCGCCGAGTTGGCGGAAGCCATTCGTAAGCGGCTTCCGTACTAGGAAGGGGGAGCTAACACATGGCTCATAATATTGTGAAAGCTGAGAAGTGGGCGTCGGCCGCAGTTGGCCTGCTTGAACGTGAGCTGGTTCTGACCGCGCTGGTTGGCCGCGACGCTGGGGCAGAGTTCACCGGTGCCCGCGGCGATACTGTCAACATCAAGCGACCGTCGTTGCTGTCGGGTACCATCGAAGCTCTGCGGGACATGCAGGGCTCGAGCTACCAGCTCCAGACTGAGGATCTGGAGGAAGGTAGTATTTCGGTCTCGCTGCAGCACCACATTTACTCGGCGGTGGACCTGACTGATGCGGAGCTGACTCTTGACATCGTGGATTTTGGTGCTCAGGTGCTGGCTCCGCAGACTCGCGCGATTGCTGACCGTGTTGAATCGCTGATCGCCGCGAAATTCAACGGACTGACACCGGCGTTTACGGTGAGCGGTACCCCGGACGATCTGGGCGGTGGCAAGGTCCGTAGGGCTATCACCGAACTGCGCAAGATCCTGAACGCGCGTAGCGTGCCGATGACTGGCCGCGTGCTTGTTGTTGGTGTGGATGTCGAGGGCTACCTTCTCCAAGATCCGAACCTGACTCGCGCCAGCTATGCGGGCGATGCGAGTGCGCTGCGGGCCGCGGAACTGGGGAACCTGTACGGCTTCCGCGTGGTGGTGTCCCCAGCGATCGACCCCGACCGCATGGTGGCACTGCATCCCAGCGCGTACACGCTGGTGACTCGGGCACCGCGTGTTCCTGAGGGCGCAGTTTCTGGCTCCAGTATTTCCTACGCTGGCGTGGCCATGCGTGCTCTGCGCGACTACAACAGCGCAACAGCTCGCGACCGGTCGGTTTTGTCCACGTTTGTCGGCGTGGGAGAGACTCTCGACCCCGAGATCACGTATGACGCTGACGGTGCCAAAACTGTGGACATGGAGAACCCGACCATGCTGCGCGCGGTCGCGGCCGTGATCCAGGAAGATGAAGACCCTGGTGACCCTGGTGACCCTGGTAACGGTAACGGTAACGGCGGAAGCAACGACTGATAGGTGGTGAGATACCGTGCCAACTGTACAGCAGTTTCTCGCGCGGTATCCCCAACCGGTGCCTGACACGGAGCACGAGCGTGTCCAAGCGGCGTTGGAAGACGCCGAGACCGCGGTGCGTGTGGAAGCGGGGCTGTCAGTCGATGCCCCGCTTCCCGCCGCGTTGGAGCCTATCGTGCTTCGTGTCGCCATACGCACGTTCGCTAACCCGCTGGGGGTTTCATCGGAAACCATCGGGGACTACACGTGGCGTGCGGATGGTCGCCCGGTCGGCACCGTGTTGTCCCCGGACGAGCGCGCGGAGATCGCGCGTGTGATGGGACACGGTGGGGTGATGACGGTGCCGATACGCCAACACTGGACAGCGCGTGACCGGAGCAGGCTGTCTGCGTACGGCCCTCCCCCAGAACGTCGACGAGGGGATGAGGTCCCATGGTGGCGGTAGGGCAGCTGTTGGTGTCTCGGCGGGAGGTGTACCGCAAACGCCTGGTGGACGATGGTGCAGGGGGACGTGTGACCACGTGGGAATACGTGGCCACAGTCCCTTGCCGCGTTTCTCAGCCACGGCCTACGGAACGTGCGATCGCCATGCAGATGGGAGCAGAAGCACCGACCCCGGTGTACTGCGCTCCCGATGCGGACGTGCGGCGTGGGGATGAGTTGCGGGATCCGGATACAGGGCAGCGTCTCCGCGTAGTGGCCACGGTACGCCCTTCAGTGGCGGTGTATCTGCGCGCGGACTGTCACCAGGTGGAGGCTGAAGGGGGTATGTAGTGGCCAAGAAGAAGGGTTTTCACGTGGTGGTCGAAGGCATTGACGACCTGTATGCCGCGTGCCGCAAATTGAAGGGTGACGCTCGTGAGGAGGCGTTGAATGCGGTGCGCGCATCAGCGCGCGCTGTGAAATCGGAAATGTTGAAGCGGGTCCCCGTGAATACTGGGCACTTGAAATCGGTGATCACTTCGCGTTCCGACAAGCACAACATTATCGCGGACGTTGGTCCCCGTTCCGGCAATAAGGCCCACTACGGTTATTGGCAGGAATTCGGGACCTCGAAAATGAGAGCCCAGCCTTTCGCACGTCCCGCTGCGGACAAGGAGAGGGAGAAATTCCCTCAGCGACTGCGTAAGGCGATAAAGAAGGCGTTGCCTAAGTGAGGGAGTGGCCATGCTTCCTGCACTGGCTGTTCAGCGTGCGATATACCGCACGCTGGTTGAGGATGCCGAATTACAAGCGCTCGTTTCCGGGGTGTTTGACGACGTTCCTGAGGGTACCGAGTTTCCGTATGTGGTGATCGGGGAAGGCACGCTGCTCCCTGACA